GAATCTTAACCCTCACTAAGGATCCTCCCCTATGGCAATCGTAGGCACCACCGCACTCACCTACGCGGACTGGGCGAAGCGTATGGATGACGGCTACAAAGTAGCCGCTATCATCGAACTTCTGTCCCAAACAAACGAACTCCTCGACGACATGATGGTCGTCGAAGGCAACCTCCCAACCGGGCACAAGACCACAGTCCGTACCGCCCTCCCGCAAGCCACTTGGCGCCTGCTCAACACCGGCGTCCCCAATGCCAAGTCCACCACGGCTCAACTCGTTGAAGCCTGCGGCAACCTCGAAACCTACTCCGTCATCGACAAAGACATCGCCGATCTGAACGGCAATACCCCCGAATTTAGACTGAGCGAATCCCGCGCCTTCCTGGAGGGGATGTCCCAACAGGTCGCCTCCACCATGATCTACGGCAACCAGTTCGCCAACCCCGAGCGCTTCACTGGCTTCGCCCCACGCTACTCTACCAAAACCGTTGCTAACTCCAACACCGCCAACAACGTCCTTGATGGCGGCGGCACCGCTTCCACCAACACCTCAATGTGGGTCATGACCTGGGGCACCGACACCAACCACGCGATCTTCCCCAAGGGCAAACTTGCAGGCCTTCAGCAACGCGACATGGGCGAATGGCCCGTAGCCGACAGTCTGGGCAACACTTACCAAGCCTATCGAGAGCACTTCAAATGGGAAATCGGTTTCGCCCAGCGGGACTGGCGCTACATGGCGCGGATCGCCAACATCGATGTCACCCAACTAACCGGCGTCTCCGCTGCGAACCTGATCAACCTCTTAGTTCGTGCACTCTACCGCCTCCCGACCGCACCGGTCTCTGCCACCACCATCCAAACCTCGGACACCCCCGCAGTCCGCGCTGACATGGGCCGTACCGTCATCTATTGCAACCGCATCATCCGGACCTACCTCGACCTCCAAGCCATGAACAAAACCAACGTCCTCCTCCGCATCGAGGAGTTCAACGGCAAGCCCATCACCACCTTCCGTGGCATTCCCATCCGCACGGTGGACGCGGTCCTGTCCAACGAAGCACAGGTGACCTGATGTCGTTGCAGCTTGGAACGCCAATCACTTATCTGCCAACTCGCGATGATACCCTTTCTTCCAACAACACCTACGCTGTACTTGGCCTTACTGCCAGTGCAATAATCACAGGAGCATGACATGATCCTCGATGGATTTCTTCAGTTCTCTTCGGCCCAGTCTATCGCTCAGGCGGTTGGAACTTACATCAGCACCAATCAAATTGATTTTGGGACCACCTCTGGTATCCCATCTTCAGCCCTTGGTGGTGGCGCCCGAGATATTGGCATCGGTGACGACCCAGCAATGAAACTGCTGGTTCAGATCTCTACCACCGTCACTTCTGGTGGCGCAGCCACTCTGTCCGTAGCCCTTCAAGGTGCCCCAGATAACGGTGCGGGCCTTGAAGGCACATACGTCACTTGGTGGACCTCTCCTGTCTACGCACTCGCCACGCTAGTAGCCGGAGCCCGACTCTACGACATGGATATGCCTCGCCCTCCGGCAGGCGTAGTCATCCCTCGATTCATCCGCCTGTCCTATATCATCGCCGGCGCGACCACTACAGCAGGAAACGTGTCATCCTATCTCGTCCTCGATCGGCACGATATCTCCTATCAAAGCACCAACAACGCGGTCCTCGGCGGGTACCCCGCTGGGATCAACATCGCGAACTGAGGGGCAAGGACATGAAACTCTTCCGCCCCTTTATCGCTGGATTGGTCTTTGGCATTGCCGCACTCTGCGGCTTGGCCTTGGCCCAATCCATTACCTCCTCCATCCAACTCTCCCAAGACCCCCGTGGTCCATTTGGAGTAGACGTCAACACTGGCGTCTACTTCCCCGGCCATATCCTCACTCCTGCTGGTCGTCCGGTCCCGGTCGTCTCCGCCTGTGGCACTTTCACCAACGTCGGTACTGACTTCGGTGGCCGTGTGACTATCTCCGCTGGCACCCCAGCCTCGTGCACTCTAACCTTTGGCACAGCCTTCGTCACCGCACCTAACTGCGTTGTCGCTGCCCAAGGTGCCCTTCCAGCTACCACCTTCAGCTGGGCCACCACAACCACAACCCTCGTACTCACCACAGCCGCGGCTAACACGGTGTGGGACTACATCTGCGTCTCGGCATCGTGAGGAAATGGCAATGACCAAACTCCGCGCACTTCTGGCTGGGGCCCTATTGGCCCTAGCCGTCGCCAGCCCAGCAATCTACAGCTGGGCTCAGCAGCTTGCCTCCCCAACCCTTACCGGCAACGAAGTTGTCGTCGCCGCCATCGGCGGTCCTGGTGGCTCATCGATCTTTGTCCCGATTGGTGAACTCCGAAACGCCACAGCGATGAAGCCTTTCTCCGGTTCTGGCGTCCAAAACTATCAAATGCTGCCCTCCGACAGCACCTTGTTCTGGAACGGCACAGCCCCCACCTCTTGGACTATCACCACTCCTACAGCCCCCTATGATGGTCAAATCCTTCAACTGGCCACAGACACTACCCTAACCGGAAACGTCACTGTGACCCCTGCGGCAGGCCAAACCCTCCAAGCTGCATTTAGCAGCCAAACACTTACCCCCGGTACCTCCATAGAATGGGTGTACACTATAGGCACAACCAAATGGCAGAGGCTCCGCTAATGCGAAAGCTCAGCGTTGTACTCTTCCTCTGGTTGGCGTTCGCGAGTGCAGCGCTGGCCGAAAACACAGTCGGTCCTTCAGCCCAAATCCTCTGCAACAAGGTCGCCAACGTCCCTGTTGGGCCAACCACTGCGACCCAAATCGTCGCGGGCGTAGCCGGTCAATCCATCTTTATCTGTGGTTACCAAGTCACTACCAACTCCACCGCAGGTACATTCACCTTTATCTTCGGTACCGGCTCCACCTGTACCACACCTACAACTCTAATAACCCCACAAGGTGTCACCTCTACAGCCCCCGCCACCTACAACGTGGGCGTGGCCCAGATGCAGATCCCTGCTGGAGCCACTCTCTGTGTCACTCCAAGCGCAGCCACAATCGCCACTACCATTTGGTTTTCCCAATTCTAAGGAGCCCCAATGACCATACTCCGTGACGCTATCGAACACCTAACAGCCGCCGAGAAGCTCCTTGAGGAACTGGGACCTCTCGAAGACGCCACCGACAAAGCCTCGGCCGAATACGCCCAAACCGCAACTGCCCTGACCGAAATCAAAGGCCAACTCAACGACGCCAAGGCCGGCCTCTCCATCGCCCACGTCAAGAACCTCCGCGACTACGAAGAATCCATCTTCGCTAAGGCCCAGCAATCCAAAGACCTTGACGCCAAGATCGTGGATCAACAATCCAAGCTTGATACCCTCAAGGTCGAAGTCGCAGGCGCCGAAGCCCGGCATCAGCAAATCGAAGACTCAATCCAATCCCTGAGGCAACGCATTGGCTGACATCTACCGCACAGAAGTCCCGGGTGGGATCCTCTTTACCCCGATCGAAGTCTCTGCCTCAGGCACCCTTGTCTTTGGCGTAGCCGGCCGCAAAATCGTCGTCCTTTCCTTCTACTTCGTCTGCTCTGCCAACACCAACGTCAAGTTCCAAACCTCCACAGGCTCCATCGACATCTCCGGCCCGGCCTACTGCATCGCCAACGGTGGCTGTGTCAACGGCTTCAACGCCGGGGGTTGGTTCCAAACCCTGGTCGGCGATTCCCTCTTAATCAACCTCTCCGCTGGGGTCCCAATCGGCGGCAGCCTCAGCTACATCTTAGTCTAACCCAAGGAGAATACCCGTCATGGCCCTCTACGGCACCTCCAACATCGCAGCAACCACCCCAGCCCTAACCGCTGTCGCGGCCACCTCCAAAACCATGCTCCAACTCGCAGCAGCCACCGCCACCCTGCGTCGGGGCTTTCTCTATGAATGGACCGTAGGCCCAGGTTCCGTCCCCAACGCAACCGACTGCGAACTTGTTTGGTCCGTTATCAAACAAACCACCGCTGGCACTGGTGGCGTCACCCTCACCATGAATGCTATAGACCAAGCCGATGCCACTGCCGGCTCCGTCGCCTTAGGCAACTTCACAGCCGAGCCAACCGGCGCAGAAACTGGCATCCTCGACACCCTCGGGGCCAACCAACGTGCATCCTATCGTTGGGTAGTCGCTCCCGGTGGCCCAGGTGAACTCGTCATCCCCGCCACCAACCTCGCCGGTCTTGGCATCCGGACCAAATCCTCAACCTATGTTGGCAACGCCATCGTCGGCTGCAAATGGCGCGAGTGAGCCATGCACAAAGCTCTAACCGGTCTCGGGACCCTAATCGGCCCATGGGGTGAAATCAAAGAGCTCCCAACCTTCACCTGTGGCCACTGCCAAAACGTCCGACGGGTTCAACCCATGTGTGACCCAGCCGACCTTGGGGGCTTATGCAAAATCTGCATGCGAGTGGTTTGCGAACAGTGTGTTGGCCACGGCTGTGACCCATACGAAAAGAAACTCGAGCGCGAAGAAGCCCGTTTCCACGCTCGCCGCTGGATAGAAGAGGTAACATAATGGCCGCAACACCTTCACCAAACTATAACGACAAGCAACTCCTATCCAACGACGCCACATTCCAAAATCGCGTCCGACAGGCTTTGCTCTTAGCCTGTTCAAACATCAAGAATGAAGGCTCCGCAGTGGCCTTCCATCGTGAACGCGAGACCTTCCTCGTTGCCATCATGAACCAACCCGATGTGTTCAAGCTTCTATTCGCCAATATTGTAGCGGATGATACAAGTTGTATCGGCGATGCTACAGTTAATGGAACGGTGCCACTAACCACAGGCAACGTAGCGGCACAAGCCGCTCTTGTAACCGACCCACACATCGATACAGCCATCTCCGCCAACTTCAATTCATTCTTCCGTACCCCAGCGAACTAACATGCGCACTAAGATCGGCATCGTTTATGAAAGAACCGGTCAGATCCGGCGTATCATCATTCCCGATGAAGATCATCAATTGGCCGCTCACGCCAATGTTGCCTTTGACGAAGTCCTTCATATAGAAACCCAGACCGGTCCAATCGGTCTGACAGAAATCCACGCCATCATTCAACGTGTGACGGGTAAGATATTTTCATGACCGTCATCGTCGTCATCTCCGGCACGACCTCCACCAGTCCTTCGGATTGGAACAACTCCAATAATTCCGTTGAAGCTGTTGGTGGGGGTGGTGGGGGAGCAGACGGAACTAATGGAGGTGGTGGCGGAGGTGCTGAATATCGCAGACTTAACAACTTTAGCGTTGCTACGCCGGGAACAACAGCATTCAATTATGTAATTGGTGCGGGCGGAGCCGGTGGAGGTGGCACCGGCAGCAATGGAACCAACACCACATTCAACACCAGTTCTGTTATTGCTGTTAGCGGTAAAGGTGGCAGCGGGACTGGTGGAGCCGGAGGCACAGGCGGTACTGGTGCCAATGGCAATGCCAATGGCGCCGCTGGCGCAACGGCTAATGGTGATGGCGGTTGCGGGGGTGGCGGCGCCGGCGGTCCTAACGGGGCCGGTGCTACTTCTGGCGCCGATGGTGGTGCCACGACCTTTGGAGGCAGTGGTGGGGGTGGATGTAACGGAGGCAATATAGGCGGTGATTCCAATGCCAATTTAACCGACGGCGGCGTTGGAGGGACCAACCGTCTTGGCAGTGGTGGGGGTACCGCAGGTACCGGAACTGCTGGTGCAGCTGGTGGCACTGGATCGAACGGTGGAGGCGGTGGTGGAGGTTCCAAAGGCCTAACCGTTACTGGTGGTGCTGGAGGTGCTGGCAGCCAAGACTCTGTCTGGACCGGTGGAGTATCCGGGTCTGGTTTCCTTGTCGGCGCTGCAGGACCGGGAGCAGGAGGTGGTGGCGGCGGTGGTTCTACTGGAACAGGTAATGGTGGCATAGGTGGCGCTGGCGGCAGTTATGGTGGTGGTGGTGGCGCTGGCGGAACTCCGACGGGCACAGGAACCGCTGGGGCCGGTGGTAACGGTGCCAATGGCGTCCTCGTCCTCACCTACACACCGGCTGGTGGGACACCAAAATGGGTCCCCAACGCTGATCCCCAACATTCAGTTGCAATATCCACCCATGTCAAAGTCGCGGCCGTTGCCATCGCCTCTGGCTTTGCGTTCGTTCCGTTCAACACACCACAGATCAATAGCAAACCAGCTGGTTGGTACCAACCCCTTAGCATTCCAATACCAGCTGCCAAAGTTCAGCTTGGCTCTAGCTTCGTTCCATTCAACACTCCTCAAGTAGCCACAAGTGTTCCTTCAGGCTGGCAATCAATTCCTTCAGCCGCCCCTCCAGTTGCCTTCGTCCGGGCTCCAAACCTACCCTTCATCGTACCACCATTCCCAGTTCCCTCTGGTTGGCAATCAACCAGTGCCCTTACGCCGCCTGTAGCAAAACCACAGCTAGGGTCCAGCTTTGTTCCCTTCGACACCCGTCAAACCAACACTGCCACAATCGACAAGTGGCAACAGCCACTCTCCTCCCCAGTTCTATCACCTCTGGTTCAGCCTGGCTCTACCTTCGTCCCCTTCGACACCTTACAACTCAACACAGCCCCGCTTGGCTGGTTCCAAGCCCTTGCTACCACACCACCAACTCCACCAACCCAACCCGGCTCCACTACCCTTTCCTACAACATCGCGCCCATCATCAACACCATCTCTGGCATGGGATGGTTCCAAGCCTTAGCGTCCACCCCACTCGGGCCACCATCTCAAATCGGCGCCTCGTTCGTTCCCTTTGATACGCCACAAGTTGTCACCGTCATCTCTCCCTACGGCTGGTACCAACCACTATCCCTAGCACCTCTTGTGGCGCAGGCAATCTATCCTGAAACAGCCTGGACTCCAACCGCGTTCCAGACTTTCACTCTTGCTTGGCAACAGCCTTTAGCATCCACCCCACCAGCACCTGCAGCGCAACTTGGCTCCACTACCCTTTCCTACAACATCCAGCCCTTGGCCAACACCGTTGTTGGCATACCATGGCAACAGCCCCTTGCTACAGCGGTCCCTGTTGCTGTCATTTACCAAAGCCAATTCTTCGTCCCTTATAACACCACTCAAACTATCGTCGTCGCAACCCTCATCCAGCGAACCCTAACAGGAGTAGGACTCTAATGGCACGATGGAAATTAACAGAGCCTCATTATCTGAGCGTCCCTTCCGAGCGTTGGGAACATACCACCACCGATAGCCGCACCGGCAAGCCCATCCGCAAGATGTACCGGGTCCCAAAACACCTCGACCCCCGTCTTGAAGACGACTGGAACTACCGTCCAGAGAACAACAACATGGATGGCGAAATCGTCGTCTGTTGGGAAGGTAAAGGCAACCCGCGTGACATTGTCTTTGAAGGCAACCCCACTCCGGGGATGCTTCCCCTCGATGCCGAAGCCGAAGAGGTCTCTGGTCAATTCTCATGGACCCCAACCCAAGGCATCGACGAGGACTCCCAACGCCAGAGCTTCTACGCCCGGCTTGGCGATACCTTGATCGACCAAATGACCGAACTTAAGGTCGCTCGGGAGACAGCCCCGTCCAGCCTAGGCCTCGATAAGTTCATGGAAACCATGCTGGCCATGATGGCCCAGAACCAGCAGATCCTTGCGGCCCTAGCCGGTAAGGTCCAGCCTGTTCCGGAGCCGGATCAAATCATCGATGAGGAGCCACCCCTTGACGAAGTCGAACCGACCCCAGAAGAAATCGCACAGGCTTCCATCGAGGCTACCGCCCGGGAAGCCGCTTCACAACAAAAGGCCCAAAACCGTATGACTTCACGGAGGATCTAATGCCAAGCAAATCCCCAAAGCAAGCCCGTACGATGGCCGCTGCCGCTCACAATCCTAGCTTTGCCAAGAAGGTTGGGATCCCCACGAAAGTGGCAAAGGAATTCAACCGGGCCGATACTGGCCGCGGCACCATCCGCCCCGCCCCGAAGAAGGGGAAGTGAAATGGGCTCCCAGTCAGATCTAGACCAAGGCGGTACCTTTCGTCAATACGAACGGTACTGGATGGGTCCTTCAGTCGGCTGGGTCACCCAACCTCAGCAAGCTGTGCTTCCCATCACCGCTGCCGGTACCGTAGCCATCTCTAGAGGAACCAACCTCATCACCCTAAACGTCAATGGCTCCGTTACAATCAACCTGCCTTCGGCCAAAGCCTCTCCACAGTCCCCGCAGGCCATCCCGGGGCAATGGATCCTAATCCCTCTGACCATCGTTGACATCGGAGGCTTCGCCGCAGCCAACACCTACACCATCAACCCCTTCGGCGCCGAACTAATCTCAGGCCTCGCAACAATCCGTCTAGCCTCCAACTACGGCGCCTTCCTGCTAAAACCAATCCTCGAAACTGGTGGATGGACCTTACTCCAATGAAACGCCTTCTTCTCGCCCTCGCTCTGCTCCTGTCACCTGTGGCTGCCGCCGCACAATGCAATGGTGTCTTTAGCACCAACACTGTCTGTGGCACCGTTGCAGGAGGCATTCCGGGTCAAGTTCCAATGTCGACTATCATCGGAACTATCACAGGTTTGAATAACACTTGGACCGGCACCAACACCTTCAACGCCGATGCCTATTTCAAAAGTGGCCGACCTTGGGCCGACATCATCGCCTATGGCGCCGATCCAACCGGTGCTGCCGACTCTACTACCCCCATTCAAAACGCAATCAACGCCCTAGCCGCAGCTATTGGTGGCACAGTCTACATCCCACCCGGCACCTACAAAGTCACCGCTCCACTTACAATCACTTCTAATTTCATCTCCATTGTTGGGTCAGGGCGGCTCAGTAGTATCATCAAAACCACATCGACAACGGCTGATGTCTTCTCAGTCTCGACGCCTTACAGTCGTATCGAACACCTTGGTATCATCGGCTCAGGCACTGTTCAAACTGCGGGCGTTGGGATCGATAACATTGGTGGCTATGGCTGCTTGTACAACGATCTCTTTATCTCCGATCTTTTCAGCGGTATTAGCCTAAACAACGCATCGAACTGTGCTGTCACCAACAGCAAAATGCTCAACCTATACGGTGCGTTTGGCATTCAGAGTGCGAATGGTGGTGGCGACTATATCGGTTATAACCAACTCGATCCACTATTCTATGGCGGGGCCTACACCTTCGCATCAGGCTTCGGCGCGTGGGCCCAATCAACTGCATACACCACCGGCCAAGTCCGCTCCGCGAATGGCGGTTTCTTCATGTGCAGCCAGAACGGCACTAGCTCCGGCACTGGTACTGGCCCCGCGATCACTTCATTCAACACTCAGGTCAACGACGGCACGGCGAAATGGTTCTTCATCTCCTCCACGACGTTCAAACAGATCCAAGTCCTCACAGCAAATAGTAACTTCATCACCCATAACGATCTATCCGGCCCATCCAGCGCCGGCGTCATCGTCCAAACAACGTCGGACGGAAATATCATAGATCAAAACACCGTAGGGCAGATCATCGGCAGTGGTATACAACTTGGCACTAACACCACCAACACCCTCGTGCAGGGCAACGTAGTATCCGGCTCTTATGGACAATTCTCTGCGGGGATCATCGACAACAACAGTTCCGCTACCGGCTCTCGTGTGGTGAACAATTTCATCAACGGCGCTGGCTGGTACGGCATCTTTGTTCAAAGTTCCCACTTCACTGTCACCGATAACGTGATCCAAGGCACTGGTCAAACCACCGGCTCTTTTGGAATCGAGGTTGCAGCAGCGGTCACCAAATTCACCATCACCGGTAACAACGTCATCCCTGGCACCATGTCTGGCGCGATCAAGGTCAACGCTGGGGCAAGTGATTTCTACTCCGTTACCAATAACCTTGTTGAAGGTGGCCTTGTCACCGACAGCGGCACCGGCGTCAACAAGACAGTCATAGGGAACAACTGATGATGAAACAGGTAAAAGCTTTATGGGTCCTGCTGCTGCTGCTACTGAGCGTGGCCCCCGCCTTTGGCGACAATCTCACAATCAACGGGCGTTTCCAAATCACTGGTGGTACCCCAACAATCGCTTCGGGTGCATGTGGCACCGGCACCAATGGCGTCATCACCTCAGGCAATAATCAAACCGGCCTTGTGACAATTGGGGCAGCAGCCACGTCAACGTGCACAATCGTGTTCTCTGCTGCCCTCCCGGCCGCCCCAAGCGCTTGTGTCCTGTTCCCTGCTAATGCAGGAGCGGCTGCAACCGGCACCACCGTGGCTCGTGTGTCATCTATCACGACAAGCCAGTTTGTCATAACTGGCTCGGCCTTAGCCAGCACTGCCTACTACTGGAATTGCATTTAATCAAAGGAATCCAATGTCCGAACCAAACCACTCTGCCGAAGTCTACTTGAAGCGTATCGACGCCAATATGAAATTGGTCCGCGAGATGCTAACCACCGTCGTCACCTACATGCGGGATGCTGAATCTGAGGTCTCGGAAAAGATGCGCAGGTTCATCATGTACATGCATGATGTTCACGACATCGCCCATCTCTACGAAGAACGAGGCCTCCCAGTCCCCCGCCACGTAATGGCCGAACTCGAACGCTGCGACGATCGCTACCGCCAACTTCTCGAAGAGGCTCATCTCGATGGTGGTGTCTTCGAGAAGGTCCGTAGGGGCATGGCGGAAGACCCATCTAATCGATGGGACCACACGAGGCAACTGACGAAACCAAAGGAGAATGGATCAACATGAAACAAGGACGCCCAAGCATTTCAGGCCCGCACGACCAGAAGGTCGAGCCAAAGCCAAAGATCGTAAACCCTGGTGCAGTCTCGTACTTGGGAGAAAAGGTCGGCAACCACTCCACCGACACCGGCGACTTCACCTTCCAGGCCACCCCATGGTCCGGTGGCCGCGGCTATATGGCACCCGGGATCGGCCAGAAACGCCACAAGACCGGCTCACAAGGAGAGTACTGATGCGTCATGACCTGAACGAAGTCGCGGCCCTTTTGCATATTCACGAAAAGGCCATGGGCCACCCCCGGCTCAAGCCCCTCGCGGATGCGGCGATGAAAGCCCTCGAGGACATGGCTGAGGAGACGGCGAAGCCTCAGGCCGAACCGGAACCGGAGCCTACTGAAGAAGTGGCCATAGACAACGGCAAGGAAAACCCTGCCACCACGATTGAAAGGAAACTCTAATGGCCCGAGACATTCTTGGGGGCTTCGGCCCTAACTCTCGTCAACCCCAAGCCGCAGGGTTAGAATGTGGCGGCGTCCTTCCTGGAGACACTGTGGACGTGCGGAACTATCAGGCTCCTCAAGGTCCAAAGAACATCATGGACCCAAAGTCCCCGGGCCTTCACGGAGTGAACCAAGGTACCACCAATGGCCCTTCCAACGGCGGTCCACACTCCGGCTCTGCTGGCATTGGCGGCACCAATCACGGCTGCTGTGGTAGCCAAGGACGGTATTAAATGACCGCACAGGTCGACATGGCCAATCGTGCCCTCCAAACATGGGGGTCACGGACCACCATCACCGCCGCACAACTGGCCGCCCAATCCAACAACGAGGCCATCCAGTTCAACATCATCTACGTTCCCTTCCGCCGTCGACTCCTCCGGATGGCGCCATGGGCCTGTGCGTTCAACTCCGCCAACCTGAACTTCATCACCTCCGTCCCCGGCACCCCCGAGAACACATCCCCTGCTACCCAACTCTGGGCAAAGGGCCAACCGGCCCCGCCTTGGGCCTACGAGTACCAATACCCCATTGATTGCCTACGGATGTGTTGGCTCACCCCTCAAACCGCCACAGGCTTTGCCTCAGGCGTCCCCATCACCACAGCTGTAACCGGCGGCTCCCCTTCATTTTGGCAAGGCCCACCAGTGAAGTATGTGGTCGCCGTAGACCAATTCTTCGGCGTCCTTTCCGCCACAGTCGCAGCAGGAGGCACAGGCTATGCCATCGGAGACACTATCACTCTTCCTCAAGCACCCCAAGGAACCGCTCCTGTTGGAGCCCCTGTGGTTCTCACGGTTCTTACACTCGGTGGTGGCGGGGCTGTTGCTACTGTTAGCGTTGTTAACGTCCTCCGAGGGGAATCCCCACCAATCGGTGGGAGCTACTTCGCGATCCAAGCCAACCCCATACCACAATTCTCCACCTCTGGTTCTGGCACCGGTGCGACATTCACGCTTACACAACAGACGGCACCGACTGATCAGCGAGTGATCCTGACGAATCAAGAGTTCGCCATCGGGAACTATGTCAAAGACATCTCCGATGAAAATGTCTTTGATGATGACTTCCAAGAGGCCCTTTCTTTGATTGTGGGAGCTCGACTCTGCATCGCCCTTTCCGGAGACAAATCCCTCGCTAACTCCAAAATCGCCGAGGCCAATGCTATGGTAATCGAAGCCCGCGGCACCGATGCCAACGAAGGCCTGAAGGTCAACGACGTCACCCCCGACTGGCTTCGGATCCGGGGCATCGACTTTGTCGAAGACTACTCCGGCCCCTACAACACCGGCTTCAACTGGGGAGCCATCTGGCCTGGGTTTACCTGAATGAGTGACAATGTAATCCAAACCTCTTTCAACTCCGGAGAGTGGTCTCCTTCACTCTACGCACAGGTAAACCTGAAGCAATACCATTCAGGCGCGGCCCTGCTACGCAACTTCTTCATCGACACCCGAGGCGGCGCAACCACCCGTCCTGGCACTCGCTATGTTGCCACATGCAAGTCCAACTCTACCGTCCGTCCCATCCCCTTTCAAGCCTCCTTTACCGTCTCCTATCTCTTAGAATTCGGTCAGGGCTATGTCCGGTTCTTTAACAATGGCGCACCTGTCCTTGAATCTGGCAAAGCAATCACTGCCATAACCCAAGCCAACCCCGGAGTCATCACCTCCACCGCCCATGGCTACTCCAACGGCGATTGGATTGTCATCTCTGGTGTAGTAGGGATGGTGTTACTCAACGGTAACACCTTCATCGTTGCAGGTGTAACCGCTAACACCTACACCCTCACTGACCTCTTCGGCAACGTCATCAACACTACTTCTTATGGCACATACATCTCTGGAGGCACCGCCGCACGAGTCTACACCATCATCTCCCCTTACCAAGCCTCAGAAGTCTTTGGCATTCGCTACACCCAGAACGTGAACCAACTCTACCTCTGCCACCCAAACTATCCCCCTTATGTTCTAACCCTCAATAGTGCCACCAATTGGACCTTGGCTCCAATCACCTTCGGCTCTACCGTTACAGCCCCAACAGGTCAAACCGTTGCAACCACCCTCGCCGCTGGCGCTGTTAACTACGCCTATATCATAACCACCGTCGACTCCTTTGGGCAAGAATCCGGCCCTTCGGCATTCGCCATCCTAGCCAACGTGACAGACATCCGCTCCGTCGCCGGTTCCAACACCGTTACTTGGACCGCAGTACCCAATGCGGCCAGCTACAACGTCTACCGTGCCGTTCCTCGCTATGGCGCGGCTGTTCCGGCAGGCTCCGATTTTGGCTTCGCAGGCAACGTGACAAGCAATACATTCATAGACTCAAACATAAACATCGACTTCAGCCAAGGCCCGCCGGTTGTAACTAACCCATTCTTTGGCTCAGGCGTTCAAACTATTACAATCACCAATCGAGGCGCTAACTTTACTGGCATCCCAGCCGTCAGCTTTACCGGTGGCGGTGGCGGAACGGGGGCTGCCGCTTCAGCCTCCTTACGTGTTGCTAGTGGAACCGCCAGTGGCGGTGTTGGTTATCTAGTCGGAGATCGTTGTTCTATAATCGGTGACACCAGCGGTGCGGTGTTTACAATCACAGCTGCCAATCCCAGTACAGGTGCAGTTATCTCCGCTGTAGTCACCACGCAAGGGAACCTAACCTCAGGAACACCTATAATCAACGGCGAACTGGCCGGGTCACGTTTTAACAGCCCCGCCAACATGAACGCCTCTTGGGAACTAAGTGTCATTTCCCTAACCGCCGCCGGGGCTGGATACTCCCCTGCTCCCACAGTAGTCATAACCCCTGCCACCGGCGGTGCAGCCGCAACCTGTACCCTCGGTACCTCTGGTGCAGGCAACCCAACCGTCCCGGCCTTGGCCAATCAACGCCTTATCCTCGCCGGGCCTGTAAGCTCCCCAGGGCAAATCAATGGCTCCATCCCCGGAGCGTATTTCAACTTCAACGCCAGCAGCCCCATCCAACCCGACGACGCGTTCCAGCAGACCTTGGTTGCCGGACAACTCAACACAATCCAAGCCATGATCCCTATGCCAGCGGGCCTTATTGTCTTCGGCGATAAGCTTGCTTGGCTGGTCAATGGAGGCAGTGCAGGATCCCCCCTCAGTGCCACTTCACTCGTAGCTAACCCTCAGGCTTACAACGGCTCCTCGCCCTTACCACCAATCGTAGCCACCTCGGACATCCTCTACGTCCAAGCCAAGCAATCTATCGTCCGCAATCTTGTCTACAACTTCTACACTAACGTCTACACCGGTACTGATATATCCATTCTCTCTAACCATCTCTTCTATGGCTTCAACGTCACCCAATGGGCGTGGGCTGAGGAACCCTTCAAACTCGCTTGGGCCGTTCGTAATGATGGCCAGCTTCTATGCCTTACCTTTCTGAAGGATTTGGAAATCGTTGCATGGACTCACTCCGATACTCAGGGTGCATTTATTGGTGTAGCCTCAATCACAGAGGCCTCTTTGATCGGCAACGTCGATGCGGTCTATCACGTAATTCAGCGGACGGTTCAAGGTGTAACCGTAAACTACATCGAGCGGTTTGTAGAACTATCCTTCCCGAATGATTACAAATCCTCTTGGCAAGTCGATGCGGGGATTGGGTACAATGGCGCAGCTGCCACGATTTTTAGCGGTGCTCAACACTTAGGAGGTCAAGTTGTTACTGGCCTCGCCGATGGAGTCGTTATCAACTTCACAATGCCCATCAACGGTACATTCCAATTTGGCATCGGCGGCACCACTGGCCTAACCACTATCCCCAACGCCTCAATTGTAACCGTAGGCCTTTCCTTCCTTCCTCAGCTTGGGACCCTTCCCCTTGATCTTGGCGAACCCACCGTTCAGGGCAAACGGAAGAAGGTCTCAGCTGTAACCGTACGGTGTCGAAACGCCTTGGGCCTAACCGCAGGGCGGAACCTAGATACAGGTGTGCCAATGCAGGACCTGATCTTGGGCAACGTTGGGACGATGTCCAACACCATCGTAACCGGCCTTGTTACTGGTGATGCCAGGACCATCGTTGATCCCCAATGGGACGTCTTTGGTCAATACTACATCCAACAACCCAAACCCTACCCGGCCTCCATCCTTGGAGTGATCCCTGAAATCGAAGTAGGAGACTCGGGGAAATGACAACCATCGTGTCAAAACTAGAAGGCCCCCTTTCGGAGATAATCCTGGCCGAGTACGGCAAGGTTCTCTCCGAACGCGAAGTTGAAATGCTCGATCATTGCCAAAAACTCGGCGAGGTCTGGATCGGCTATGTCGATGGTCACTTCGTCTGCTGTTGGGGCCTAATCCCTCCATCATTCCTCTCCAACCAAGCCTACATTTGGATGTGGGCCTTGCAGTCAGTCCCGCATCAATTCCTCTTCGTTCGCCACTCGCAGATCCAAGTGAGGAAGTTCCTGGCCCGCTACGCTTCCATCATAGGCCATTGCAAGACCAGCAACACCGCTGCCCATCGCTGGCTTCGTTGGCTCGGGGCGGAGTTCAACGAACCGGATGGAGATCTGCGGACCTTCGTCATTAACAGGAGCGCCTGATGGCTGATCCAATCACTATCATGGCCGTAGGGAGCATGGCCGCTACCGCAGGTGGTTCTATCATCAGCGGCATCGGTGCCAAGGAAACCGGTGAAGCCAACGCAGCGGCCTACCGCTACAAAGCCGGAGTGGCCCTACTCAACAAACAGATCAATGAGCAGAATGCCGCTTGGGCCACTCAGGCTGGAGGCGCCAAGGCTGAAGTTGAAGGGCTGAAGTCCCGCGAAGCCATTGCCTCCACAAAGGTCATCCAGTCTGGTTCTGGCTTTGACGTTAACACAGGCTCGAATGTGGCCGTCCGTGACACTCAAACTCAAGTGGCCCAATATGACCAAAACGTCATCCGTTGGGATGCTGCAAAGGCTGCCTACGGTTACGAAGTGAAAGCCACTACGGATGTAGCCGAGGCCAATCTCGATAAGATGGCTGCTTCACAAGCTGAAGAGGCCGGTAAACTAGGAATGTGGGGCTCTTTCATCTCCGGAGCCGGGAACGTTGCGGGGAAATGGATGCAGGGTAGCAGCGCAGGAGCATTTGGCTAATGCCACAAGTCCCAGGACTAATCCCTGATCAAACTCCCTCGATGAGTGGAACCCCTGACGTTAACATGGCGGTCCCCACCGATGCCTTTGGTGGTGCCGTAGGCCAAGCCCTGCAGCATCTAGGCGTCAACATCGAAGGTGCCTCAGATAAGATCTGGCAGCAGGCGATGCACCTGCAAGAGCTTCAAAACCGTACTGAGGTCGACACTGGTGATGCCGAGTTCATTAAACAAACTGCCCTGAAACATGCCGAGTTCAATTCCCGCCTCGGTCAGAATGCCGGGCCTGAAGCCCTGAAGAAACATATCGAAGACATCCAGCAGATAAGGAACAATATCAAAGGCACCATGTCCAACCCTGCGGCGCAGAAGATGTTCGAATCAACATCCCTGTCAACGTTGGGCCGGTATGTCTCCAATGCATCCAATCACTCCGCTAACGAGGTCAAAAGTGCCTATCGTCAAGGCCTAGTCCTTCGCCGAAATGCCGTTGGCAACGACCTCGCAGATGACCCAGATGACCCCGAACTGCGACGTAAGTTCCGTTCCATGTCCACTCTTGAAGCTGATGAGAAGGGCCTTAACCCGGGGGATGCAAGTGAGTATGTTAAAAACAATGAGGCGGCTATTAACCTTGAAACCGCTAATCGTCTCTCTGACAAGGACCCTACAAAAGGAATGGAATTGATTGAAAGCTACCACTCCAAGAAAGCATTGATGGGAGAGAACTACGATGCTGCGATCAAGTACAACACCGCGGCTACTTATCGGGTAGTCCCCGATCAAATGGCCCGGGAGGTCTGGGCTCAAGGCCGCGGGGATGGTGCTAAGCCAGAGCTTAGCGAAGATGCCATGGTTGAGATGGTGCGTAAACAGGCAGGAGAGGCCCGTCCTGGGGACACCCTATTCCAAAAGCACGCTGAAGATGCTTTGCACACTCTATACACAAGGCAAAAGCAACAAACGCGCCAAGTCACATTCGACGCAAAGCAGGAGATCGCAACGGCCCTTCAGAACGGCGCATCCAACATGAGCGAACTCATGGCAGATCCGAAAGTGGCCTCAGCGGTTAAGTCCCTTGAGCCAACAGAACAGATGCGGATCCCGGGTCAGATCAACCGTTATATCAAAGCCCGGGACTACTACGACAACCAGCGATCTCTCACTATCCTCCAAGGCATGAGCAAGAACGACGTTCTGCAATTCCTCGATACCGACCCTACTGATCCGAAATGGAAGCTTTCGCAACCCCAGATCCGTACCGTGCAGGGCTGGAAGGCTGAGTTGCAGAAGAATCAAAACCAAGACCCGCAGGTGAACCGGGCTATGAGTTGGCTGCGGGGGTCATTGGCTGGTCAACTCCAGGCGCTGGGAGTGTTCCACCGGGATGCAAAGAACCCGGACGACTACGACCACTTCACCGGAGCGCTAAGCGAAGCCCTTAACGCCTGGAAAGACGCTCATGGCAAACCCGCCGAGTCGAAGGACGTAACCGAAACAATCGCCAAGGACCTCATGCGTCAGCATCAAGTCCCAGGGTTGCTGTGGGGAACCAATCCCTCAGATCCTATGTTCAAAGACGAACTCAGCACCTCCAAATTCAAGGCCTTTAAGGAGGATCATATCAAGTCTCGTATTGATGCAGGAGAATCCCCACCGACAGACGCAGAAACAGAACGGCTCTACTACCGTGGCCTGGCCCAGACCCTTTACGGTAAGTCCAAATGAGTGATACCAGCATTGTCCCAGATGCATTTAATCCTCGCTTTCTAGAGGACGCCCAGCGCCGACAGGCGGCTTCGTCGCTGATTAACTCCGCCGAGGATGATCCAGAAAAGGCTGCCCGAGCAGTTGAGCTAGGTGATGTTACTGGCGTTCCGGCACCGTTAATTCATGGGGATCTGGACAACTTCGAAGCCCAGCACAAGCTCTCAGTTAACCAAAAGCTTGTGAATGATAACGCATTTCTGAAAGAATACCTGACCTCCCACCCAATGGCCGCGAGTATCAGCCATGATGACCTTGGTCAGCTTGATGCCGCTTCGCAGGCCATGCAGACTTATGGGACTGACACTGGCCTAGCCAAGTGGCTCAAGGAAGACTCCATAGCCCAATCCTTTATGAAAGGCTTCGGCGATCAGCCCATCGACACGCGGAGATTCTACCAAGGCTTTGTGTCCCAGCACGACATCGACTGGGCCTTGCACACCACTCGGCTCCAAGCGGCTACCGCTGGGGCTGCTTCGCAGGTAGTGGGCCTTGGTGAAATCGGCATGGAGGGCCTGTCCCGTGTAACTGCTGGCCTACTCCATATGGGCTTCGACGGGATGTCCGCGATCTTTGGGGAAAGCTTTGCCCGAGATACGGTGGCTTGGGCTGAGATGTCCATAATGCGTGGGGACATTGGCGTCAAAGCAGGAGGTGGTGGCGCTGAAGGTCCTATGAAGGTTGGTCAGGGTATTACTAAAGCGTTCAGGGATCTCCATAGTGCCCTGCAAATCGCCGATCATTTTCCCAAAGGGGAACTCCCTCCAGGCGTCCACCCACTCATCGACACCGCCAAAGCAGAACAGGCCAAGAGCGATGCAAAAGCCCTCAAGGACATGCTCTCAGAATCTACAAAGTCCGCCACCCGGGATCGTAGTGCAGATTACTACAGCCGATTTGCACGCATTAATGAAGCTGTGGGTGATAGAGAAATTGGGATTGACGCCGAAGCAGTGCGGGCGCTTTACGGCGATAAGATCCCCGAGGCTGGCGATAATATCCTTGGCTGGGTTCCTGATCTTGCAGGGAAGCTGGCAGCTGCTGAAGGCATTGGCGGTGATATCCGTGTGCCTCTGGCTGATTATCTCGCT